TGTTAACTTCTCACGTGCCATGATGATCTGTATACCAGAACCACCAGCAGCACATGCATAACATACCCAGACGCCCTTATCTGAATTTACTGAAGCAGACTTGCGTGAATCATCATGCACTGGGCAGAGAATAGACTTCTCCCCCTGTGGCAAGGTTAAACCATAATGATTAAACACTGCTTCAAGAAATTCAGGCTGGTTCATTTAATACCAATTCCTTTCTTGATGAAACTCGAACGCCTTGCACCAAGTTCCGTAACGATGAAGCACATACTTGTGTGCTTCTGATGTTTGTTTCAGTATGGACCACTCGGGTTTTCCCCACAGTAGTTGCCATACTCCACGTGCTCCACTCGATTTGTTGTAGGAGCCTACGTTGTATCGGCTTTCCTTGTACGCAATCTTCTTCGCACAATCTGCCTCTTGTTTGTCCTTTGTTACTGTGCTTATCGCAAGCTCTATCGCTGGTTCCTTGTCCAACACCATGAGGCGTTTTTCCAAGGTCATCATTGGAGAGTTTGCTTCCGCTGGTGACATTAAAATAAATGTCGCCGTTACTACGGTTAATGCAATCAACCGCATAGTTACCTCTTTTCAGTTGGTAACGCACTGTCACTGTGCTACCTATGTCCATTGTAACCTGCCTGTTTTAGCAGATCAGCCCAGAGCCATGCGGGCATTACCGCGTATGACTCTGAGACATTTGTAGTGCCACGCTTTTTTATTAGCACCACGCCAGTCTCAGCATCAGCATGAGTCATCTCATCTGAGAGCTCCTGCAGATAGCCACTGAGAGTGATCTTCTTTTCGTTCTTACATTCTATCACTACGCCATCGATGCCATCAATATCACCAACGTCGTCGTGACGACCTGCACCATACGCACGTTCAGCGCATGGAAATCCATAAGAGACTAGCCACTTGACTACATCTCGCTCATACTGTGAGCCCTTGCGTTTGCTCGGTGTTGTCATAGATAGTCCGAGCTAAGAATAGATTCTAATTGGATACCAAGTTGTCTACGCATCTGCATTCTAACGCGAGGAACTGTGCCACCCCAGATACCGAAAGCTTCGTGACGCATGCCCCACTCCAAACATTCTTTAATTACTGGACAACTACTGCAAATCTTTTTTGCTATTGGAACAATGCTTACATCATCTTCTGGATAAAAAAATTCAATGCCAACCTCTTTACATAAAGCTTCACTAAAGTCTGGATACTTCATTGATTAGCACCTCTATCGGTTGTAGTTGATCAGCGTCCATAACTAATCGGATGCCGTAACCATAGTCATGCTTGTAATGATTTGCAAGAAATAATTCTCGTGTCGTCCAACCAAGTATTGAGAATCTACTATCTACATGTGGCAATTGTTTATCGCCAAAGAACTGCACCAATACTGCATAGTCAGATACAAATAACTCTGGTGCGTTAAAGATTAATTTATCTAATGTCGATGTCTTGACTTGTATATTTTTTCCCAGTGGTGTAGATAAGTCGTGTCCATTGTCGCCACTCGGCGAAATCGATCTGTCCACCTGAAGCCCAAGCCCTTTGCCACACGCCATCTCACCGAGCTGACCCATAAGATTAACCGAATACGATGAATTGTTTCTGTCAAATTTTTTGTCAACAACTTCATATTGTTTTTTGTTTTCTCTCACTAGGTGGATGAAGCGAAGCGCATCCATAGTCTCATCTAAAGTTAGTTCAATATCTATTGCCATTGACGCATAGTCCTTGCTCTTTGTAATTCACTAGGTGAGTTATACAAAGTCATATGGCTTGCCTCCGCTGACAGCGAGATATAAATCTCTGCTGTTGGGTCAGCCTTACCATGTCGGTTCTTCACTACAGCAACGCGGTAAGCGTTTGCCTGTCCGTCTAGTGCAACACTAAGAACCAACTCTGGTAACGCTGCAACCTTACCCATCAATGCCTTACGCGGAGCAGGATAGTTAGGCTTAGACATCTTCTCGTTCTCGGATACGTGGTGCAGAACGATAAACGCTGACTCGTATTCACGAGCCATATAGTGGAACGCTGACATTGCATCACGCAATGCAGTCCATTCATTGTCGCTTGTTGAAGCGACATTCATTAAGTTGTCTACAAAGATTGCTTGTGGTGCAGAGCCGTGCAGTTCTATCCAAGCTTCTATTTCTTCTTCGATATCTTCTAACGAAGGCGACGGATCAAAGTTGAATCGAACATGCCCTGCACCATCAGCGAGTGCGTCTTCCAAAAGGACTGACGCTTCAGAGTCCATCATCTTCTCAACGTATGCTACTTCTCTCTCCATAAGGATTGCCCCTGCACGAGTGGCTATTGTTCGGGAGTCGGAGTCAGCTGAAAAGTAGAGCGAAGGAACTTTAGAATTAATTGCGTACCACAGTGCAAGTAGTGTCTTACCACCACCAGGTTGTGCTGCTATCAAATGCAATTGCGCTTGACGAAACACTACCTGTGCTTGAGTAAGTTGAGGAAGAATCTCTGGGAGCATATGCCCGACAGGAGATTCAACCCCCACTACCTGCAACAGTGAACGCATAGTTACTTAGCCCAGATTGTTTCTGCTTCTACTGCACCTGGAGTGAAAGGCTTTGGTCCCTTGGCTGGGTCAAACCAACCAACATAAGCCTTGCCAGCTTTGGAAGTGCCCTTCTTCTTGGCATACTTTCCTCTACCGTCTGGTAATGCTGGAGCATCTGGATGTCCATATGTCCATTCATTACCGTAGCGATCCATAATTACTTCAATTGCTGCAGCGGATGTGCCTGCTGCAACTGGAGTTGGATTGAGACCAGCATCTTGTAGCACTTGCACTGCTGCTGCTGAAGCAGCAAATGCACCACCTGACGCACCACCTGAGCGGTTGTTAAGTGATTGCTGTAGCGCAGTAGCGGAAGCAATTGCTTCTACTGCTGCTGTTAGATTTGCACTGAACTCGCTAACACTATTACCACGAACGGTAAATAGATCAGTTGAGTTTAGCTTGCCTGTATACGAGAACATAGATTCAGTCATCTAGTTCATCTCCTTTTCTTTTTCCCTGGATTTGTAATGGGAAATCTTTGCCACCCATTGCAGGACATTGTGCCGTAAAACTGCACATCCTGCATGAGTCACCAACTGATGGCGGGAACCAACCTTCCCAGACGGAAGCGTTCATCGCGCCAAATACATAATCAAAATATTCCATTGACAGATGTGATAGGTCAATCAATTCATCGAGCTCGCCTTTGCGAGTCATGAAGAAGGCTCCCCACTTAGGGCGGATGCCGTAACTACGTTCAATACCAGAGGCATAGAGACCTGCTTGGATTGCACCGAATGGTGTCCTGGAACCTGTCTTGTAGTCAACGATAACCAAGTCTTCCCCTACTTGGTAGATCGCATCAACAACCATACGCACTGGTGTGCCCCCGAAGAACACATCAGCAGCCCATTCAATTCCAGGACGACCATCAGGCATTGTTGCAATTTTCCAACCAGATTGTTCATACCAGTTATAGTATGCCTCAACCTGCTTGAGTCCATCGCTCTGCCAAAAGGGCAGATCTTCCCCATCAGGACGTAAGGTGGTCTTGCGTCCTGCTGTCTTCCACTCCGTAGAGGGAATGCCAGTCTTCTGTTCTGTTTCCAGAACAGCGTCATTAAATACCTCTAACCATTTAGAAGTCAAATCGATAGTCATCGGGGTTCCAATCTGGGTGGTCTATAGGTGTAGGGGCTGTCATCGGTGACCCACATTGGGCGCAGAAGGAGTCTAAGAACCACATGACTAGTTCGTAGTCTGAAAAGATTGCTCGTATTACTTGAACGTTTGATCCGCAGTTGATGCACTCATTGCTGGGCACACCCCGCTGATCAATTAGTTGTGTCGGGTCTGGATTGTCTGTAGAGCTCATGGTTTAACCACTCCAACATTGAATGGACGGCGGAGCCAGCAGCAAGATACACTGCTGGTTTCTCTGGAACCATGGCTACCTTACTCAGATAATATTTCTGAGGGCAGGACTGCCAGGTGGATAGCTGGCTAAACGAGCGGTGCGGAGGAAGTTCATTCATTCCAGTAGGATACCAGTCGTAACCAAGATTACTTGGTAACGACACGCCTTTCTTTTTTACCAGTATTGGTATAGGGTAGAGGGGTGGTGGGCGGGAAAGGCTCGCCATAGGGCGAGCCGATGGAAAGAATAGGAAGTTATGACATATCCAAATTGGTTTGAATCAACAAGCGCAAGAGAGAACTTTGAAAGAAACCTTCTGCCTCTGGCAGACAGGGAGATCAAGTGCCTTCAGGTTGGTGCTTATACAGGGGATGCAACCAAGTGGATGGTCGAGAATATTCTTAAGCAACCAGCTTCATTCCTTGTAGATGTAGATACATGGGAAGGTTCCAATGAAGCAGTCCATCTCAACATGGATTGGAAAGATGTATTCAAAACATACACAGATAAAAACGCGACAGCCATCTTTGACCAACAGGTAGTAGTAATGCAGATGACTAGCGATAGATACTTTGCTGGTATAGGTGAAGAACAAATCTTTGACTTCATCTATGTTGATGGAGACCACACTGCATTCGCTGTATTACGTGATGGGTCAAATGCGTATGACAAACTTAAGGTCGGTGGCATCCTTGCCTTTGATGATTACGGATGGAGCGAGGGTAAAGGTGACTTCTATGAGCCACGCTATGCCATTGATGCACTGTGTCATTTACTTAATGGCAAGGTAGAAAAGATAGAAGATAACTACCAGCTCTGGTTAAGAAAGATTATATAAATAAAAAAAGAGGGGGACGATTAAGTCCCCCTCCTCTTCTAGCCCTACCATTCTGGTGGAGCAACTGCGAGCGCATCCAGCGTGGCTTTATTGATGCACCCGACTGCTGGGATGTCATAGCGATGCTGCAACCCTTTGAGTATTTCCTGTAGGGGAGCATCTAGCCGATCATCACCAGCAACATTAAGAGCTACACGTACTTGTGTAACCAATGGCGATCTTTCTTCTGGTAGTACTAACGGTAAATATGTTTCAATCAAACTACTACTTCTTCTGTGTCGATTGTTTGCAATTGCAGTGTAACGATTCCGCCGAACCCGCTTGCAAAAGTGGGAGGTGAAGCTTGCTCAAACTGAATAGCACGGATAACACAGATTCTTTCTTCACTTGATGTGAAGTCTTGGTAGAGTACTGCACCGCCATTTTGCTCAATAGACTCAAGGTATTGGATTCTCTCCCATGGGCTGGAGACTCGTATGTTTCCATTTGGATCTCTCTCTTCTTCATAGCAAAGCAAAGGTATTGTAATTGTTCGTGAACGCAGTGGTGATGGAAGAGCACGGACTTGCCATTCAGTTAGCGTTGGTCCAAGTGATGATGTAGTTGTATCTCGTGAGAAGTTAAACGTAACTTGGAATACGTCGGCTGGCGATATATAACTAGCTAGTGCAGCCTCAGTGTTAGGACCAAATGGAATAGTTCCAGTTGTTAATAACTGATCAGCATTATCATCAAGGTTAAACCCAAGTGTTCCACTGGAATCTGGGTCTGACTTAATGCTTAGCGATACTGGTTGTTTCTTTTCTCCAGTACCCCATCGGATTAATCCAGAGCTAAGGTAACCAGAAGCAGCGAGATCTGTTGCATGCTCTACCCATGTGCCAGATGAGGATGTCATAAATTTTAATCCAGTGGTTCCAACAAAAGCTACACCGTTGGGAACGTTGCTATCTGTTACAAGATCTGGAGCGTAGGCGTAACCGTTATCAATAACTTGACCAAGATTAAGACGCCATAACCCAGCAGAGCCCGAGACAAGATTTGACCTTGTCGCATAAACATATGATTCATCTTGTGCTACATCTTTTACTTCGCCTTCAACACTGATAGGACCGTAAGTAAATGATTGACCATCTGTCCCAATAGTTCCAATACGTAAGCCTTTTGTTGTAGCAAGGATTACATATTCATTAAGGTATGTTCGCAGTTGATTAATTGTTTCACCACGAGGTAGCTCAGCAATAATAGTTGGTCCAACTATTGCAGCCGTAGGTGAGGTTGGATTAATTGTATACATTTGAACACGTGATATAGCACCTTGTGTATAGGCGACTATAACAGCACCTGGTAGTTCTGAGATTGAATTAAATGCTAGGGATGTATTAGCAAAGGTAAACCTTATGTCACCTGTAGCCATAGTTACAGGTGGGCTAGATGGATTTCTTGCCAACTCATAGAGATGCATATCTGTTGCATCGTGCATTACACCAGCCATAATTCTATCTTTGACATAGGCAATAGACTGGACTACTTGAGTAGTAACACCTGCCTTTTTAGAGTATAACTTAGTCACAGCTAACGCTGTGGTTACCTGATAGATACCATCATTGGTTCCTACTAATGCATAGGTTCCATCTGTAGTTAAAGTTTGTGCAGTTGTTGATGTGCCTAATGATGTTGTTGTGGTGGTTGATCCGTTGTAGAATTTAACAGCACCACCAGAAATATAAAAGGTTCCGCTAGATACCGTGGCTGGACTAGTAGCTGAAGAAGTTGTTAGGTTTGTTGTGGCAGGTAAAAGTTTTAATTCACCAAGAGTCCATGGGTCTACGTTATTTGATTCGTAGTAGCGATAGAGATCGCTAGTATCAGCGTCATA